GAACTTGTCTTTATAATACTGCACATCGTGTTTGTTGTAGTCGTTTTCTGTGTCCCTGTAATAAATCTTTTCAAAAATTTGATGGGGGTTCTCCACAAATCTGAGTCTATTACTTTCAGTGTCGTATATATGAAACCCACGACTATCCTTGTAATCATTCCAGAACATCTGATAGGGGTTACCGAGGTATTGTACATTACCTCGCTTTGATTTGTGATGGAAATGTCCAGACCATACACGTTCAAACTTTTTAAATGTATCAACACCTAATGCTTGATCATTTTCATAGAACATGCCAGGTGTGACTTCAAATCCATTAATCTCAAGATGTCCACATACAATAGTAGCATCTGTATCATCTAAAGATTTCATTGCTTTGTCTTTATTACCACTATTGATCCAAGGAAGCATCATAAACTTCTTGCTATCAATCTGTAATTCTTTTGGTTCAGTATACAGAGTTATATTCTTATACTGCTCTAATAATAACTCAGGTGAATTAATCTTATTAGTATTTTTATAGTACGTTGTATGATTCCCAAGAATCATGTGTACATCATACCTTGCAAGTCGGTCAAAATAATTTTCCTTAATCCGAGCAAAAGTATTATAGTCCATAGACTTTCTGTTATCAAATGTATCGCCCAAATCAAAGACGCAAGTGATATTCTCTCGTTCGAGAGTAGGAAAAAATATTTCATCATAAAATTTTTGAAAGTAATTCCAGAAAGCTAGCGATCCTTTACGACCATCTAGATGTTGATCTGTAATAATTGCTATCTTCATAGAAGAACTGTTTTAATACTGTAAACTGATTTGTACTCTGGATATAATTCTCTTAGTTTTTTTACTACTGCAAGTTGTACCTCTAGTATATTCATCGGTTCATTTTAGTTTCAATGTTTTCTTTAATACTGCCCATATCAGAATATGATGCATTCATACCTGACATTGTACCATCATATGAGTCAGTATGCATAACTTCATCATGGCCAGAACGTTCAAGGATTTTTCCTTTAATTTCTAACTGTTTCTTTTCCTTCTGAATACGTCTCAAGAATGCATAATAAATGATCTGAGTAAAGTAGGCAAATGGATTAGTACTCTTGGATGGATCAAAGTTATCAATATACTGTAAACAATTTTCTATTCCATCACATATCATATCCTCACGGAACATGTAGTTGACAAAATTTGGCTTATATGATAGATGTGTAGCAATCTTTAAAAAACAGGAACCAATATAATTGGTTACACGAGGTCGGGGAGCACCCGACTCCTTTGCAGCAAGAACTTTCTGACGATACTCCGTTATCGCAGCCAAAAATTCCTTGTTATTAACGTAGTATTCAGTCTTTTTTCTTGCCATTACTTTTGCCACAATGATCATCGTCACTGGATATAGTGTAGCACGCCGAAGGTAGTTTGTAAAGGGGGGCTTGACAAGACCCAGAAAACCCAGTACAATAACTCTGTCAAGGGTTCAAGGGATATAAGAGCCTTAGCTTTTTTTAAAAATATCTTCTAGCTTTTGCTTTTTTTCTCTGATAGAACCTAAGTAACCTGACTTACGTGGGAGTTTCTTTGCTCCGTGGGTCAGGTTTTTTCCATTTTCTATCCGTCCAAGAGTTTGATGATAGAAGAGTTCGATATTTTTATCCAACTCACTCATTGTGAGAATATGATTTCTATTTACAATAAACATTTCATCAAACGTCGCGGCGACCCACTCTCTCAATGAGAATCCAGCAATCTCAACATTACCTTTACGTTGCTTGGCCAACTCTACCTGTAGGGGTCTATTTAATATAACCTTATCTTCGTCTGGAAGATAGCAAACTTGTGCTAATACTTCCTCACCTGAAATGAGCTTAACAGTAGCAAAAAATTCCTCTTCTGCTTTTTTTAATTCCTCTTCTGTCATTTTAATTTGCTCTAAGGTTTACTCTAATCACCTCATACTTAAAGTTTTCATCATTATAAATGTTAACTCTTTCGTTGAGGTGTTTTAATGTATAGTTCTGACCACCTATGTCGTCAGCTATATCATACAATGTTGCTACTTCTTTTCCAGCACCGACTCGAAGTACCCTCCCGATGGACTGGAGATTTCTAATTCTGGACTTGGAGGGACTGGCGAAGACGATGTTGTGCAACCGCTTAATGTTAATCCCAGTACTGAAAGTGCCATAACTGGCAACAATAATCGCGTCATTTTCTTGCTCCGTAATTAATCTGACTTCTTCACGGTCTTGAACTTCCGTGCCACCATGAACGAAAAAAGTTTTACGATCACGATCTACAGAATTATTTATGATTTCAAATAATGGTTCTCCGTGCTTCTCGATATAATTAAAGAGTACTAGAGTATTGCCATCTAGATCTTTTACTAGATTCTTAATTAAATTATTTCTACCTCTATGTTCACATAGATAATCTATTTCATCTTGATATGTCTCGAAATGCTGAGGAGCATGTTGACATAATAGGATTTTGATTCTAAACTTAGACAGGTATCCACTCTTAATGAGATCATCTGTCTTAGTGACACGATCACAAGATCCAAATAGGCCCTCAAGTACCCACTTATGAGTCTTAGATCCATCTAGTGTACCAGTAAAACCAAATCTATACTTAGCATTATGCAACTTAGTCATAATGCCAGTTAATGATTTACTTTTGAATAGATGTGCTTCATCACCAATGACACAATCTATATCATCAAAATATCTCTTAGGAAATTTGTAGATAGATTGCCAAGTAGATATAATAATTTTTTTATCTGTATTCTTATCCTTACCACTGTAAATCTTATGGACGTATTCCTCCGCATCCCAACCATAGTCACAAAAGTCGTTGACCATTTGTTCTACGAGAGACGTAGTAGGCACGATGATGAGCGTCTTCTTGTTGGTAGCAGCATAGTATCTGACTATGGAATAGATCATAAGAGACTTACCAGATCCCGTAGGAGAAAGAAGTAACTTTCTATTATCTTTTATAGCCTCGTAGACTGCTTTGTATTGGTAGTCACGAGGTTTTATTTTGGATATCTTATCCATGAATAATTTAACACCACGAGGTGATACAAAATCATTCTGCTCATGTACGTTACCATACCACTCATCTTTCTCATACTCTATTTCGTACTGCCTCTCATCCGCCCACGAGTGTAGATGATTCGTTAGGCCATGATATAAAGCTCCAGTACCAGGAGAATATAAACGAATGGTTCCATCCCAGTATTTGTATCTGGGATTCTTTTTTAAATATTTTGCTTCAGGTACTTCAAAAGTGAAGTAGTCTGCTAATTCACGGTGTATATGTTCCTCTGGAGAATGAATAGTAATGTATACTTCATTCTTCTTCTTGACTAAGAGGTGAGTCATTACTGTCCATTAATAAATTTCTCCCACTCAATAGCACTCTTGACTTGGAAACCTCTGTTTGAAATTTGTTTCATTACTTGATCTAACCAATAAAGCATTTGATCAAGGAATTTTATTTTGGCCTCTAGGTTAATGATTTCATCATCAGACTCTAGATAGACTTTCATCTTTTCAGATGTCTTGATACTATTGCCGAATGGTTTCTCGGCATATATCTTTGCGTCAGCTTCGCCTCCATAATACTCACGTTTCTCTTTTACAAGTTTACGAATTTCAAATTCAAGTGAGGTTTTAATCTGAGATATATCGGTATAGTGGTTTAAGTATTTATTATGGATAAATGGAATGTCAAGTGCTACCTGTGCAAGGTCAGCACTGTATTGTTTATTCTTAAACTGAAAGTCTACATGACTATCTTCTGCCCAATCTTCTTTCAGTTTATCAAATCTATTACGGAGAGTTTCAAAGTTCATATCAAATCTAATTTACCAAATGATTGTTCACCCAATCTTTTCTTTATTAGTTTACCATATTCTTCATGTAGTTCACAACCAATATAATTTCTACCAAGAGTCTTGGCAACTACAGCAGTTGTACCTGATCCCATGAAAGGATCTAATATAGTATCACCTTTTTCACTTCCTGCTTTTATACATGGTTCAATTAAGTCAGGAGGATATGTAGCAAAGTGTGCTCCTTTATAAGACTTATTAGTTACTGACCATACACTACGTTTATTTTTAGTAGTATAAGATTTTGTAAGGCCACTATGTGGTTGTAACCCAGTTCCTTTATTGTGATACTTACCATTGGTTCTATCTCTTGTACCCCAATCTTTTTTAACAGGTTCCTTAATAGCCTCATTATCATAAAAATATTTTCTATTCTTACTAAGTAAGAAGATGTATTCATGTGACTTAGTACATCTATCTCTTACACTCTCTGGCATTGGATTAGGTTTATGCCATATAATATCCTGTCTTAGATACCAACCATCTGCTCTTAATGCAAATGCAAGCATCCAAGGGATACCAATTAAATCTTTTTCTTTGAGTCCTTCGAGTCTATTTCCTCTACGAGGACACACATCTGGAAGATCTTGTTTTGTATTTGAGACTGTTTGTTTAACCAGTCCTTGTCCTCTCCCTGGCCTGTAATTATAGTAACTATCCCCAATATTAACCCAAAGAGTTCCATCATCTGTGAGCACATCACGTACACTCCTGAACACTTCTACTAATTGTTTTATATATTCTTCAGGTGTTTGTTCCTGTCCAATCTGACTGTCTTCACCACCATAGTCCCTAAGACCATAATAAGGCGGTGATGTTACACACATCCTCGCCTTACCATCAAATTCTTTTAGTGTCTCACGGCAATCGCCAAATAATATAGTATCTTGAATCATGTAATAGTCTGAAGATTCTTATCTTTTATAAAGAACTGCTGATGTTTAAACGTGACCTCAGCAGTCATGTACTCTATATCAGATACTCTAGCATCAAATTGCATATTAGTCAATGAGACAGGAAAGATGTTTCTAAATTCTACTATAAATGCTGGTTGATACTGAGATGTTACTATTTGTAATTGTGCATTACTATACTCTTCTTCCTGTGGAGTATCAGCATCATCATCTGCTCTACCATTCTGTCTCATCCATTTATGGATGGAATAGTAATTCTTCATGTCCTCATCAATAATGAATTGAACATTGAAATCACCAAAGGTTACACCTCCACCAGGTATGATAGGAAGACTGCGGAACCTAGTTGCATATTCAGTTACAGGCATATCAATGTTTGGAAGATTAGCGGCCTGACAAAAGAAATCAGTTCCAGCAAATTTATCAATCTTCAGCAGAAAACCAATAGGATTCAAGAAGTTCCTATTCTTTGGTTGTTCTTTATACCATTCTGCTCCACCTACAGGCATGTCAACTTCCCAAGCTACTTACTATTTATTGTAGCAATAGGTTTCTCAAGTTCTATCCGTAACTTATCTATCTTTCTTTGTAACTTCTCATATTGCTTTACACTACAAGCTGCTGCCTTATCTGCATTTGATTTTATAACAGAATAAGTTATCACTGATATTGCTACTGCAACTACAGATGATATTATTATTGTTATTATTAAATTGGTATCCATCATCGGTTCGCTAATACTGGTGCTCCTCCATCATCATCATCGTCTTCGTCTTCTTCCTCATTTTTCAATGATTCAATACGATCTCTTAATGAATTATGTAAAGGATCTCCAAGGTTATGTAACTCAGGTGAATCCAATTTGAATCTTGGATCTACTGAATTTTTTCTTTTTGGGTCTGGAATCTGGTGGAAATTAACAACTAACAATTCATCACCTGGCTCTACACCTTCAAGTTCTGGATGAGGAGTTAACCCATCTTCTCTTTCTGGAAGTTTATCCATGATCCTCCAACCGTTAGACATCAATCTGATAGCAAATACTAATGCACCAAACCAGATTATAAGAAATATAACATTCTCTATACTATGTATCATCTTTTAACATCGTGAGCACAACCATCACCTGTATAGTTATCACTGTCATAGTACCCTCCTTTGGTTCCAAAGAAGAGTGACAGTCCTACAAATGGTAGTGCTGTTAATATTAATACTGTTTCTAAAATCATCTTCTCGGTAAATATCTCTGTGCTTTCTGTGCTGCGTCCTGTATCATTGGCATCATATCATCTTCAACCTTATCTATAACATCGTCTATAACATTAACATCTAAATCCATAAATGGTGGAATGATTCCGAGGATACGTAGAAGGCCATCAACAAATAATGCTAGGCAAATAAATCCTAGAATCATACTAATTATAGTGGCATCTCTATTATGTTTACGCATTGATGCTTCGTCGATTGCTCGTGCTTCTGCTACTGCTTCAGCAATCATAGTATCAACTTCTTCCTTAGTATAACAAAGATTAGTAATTGTTTCTTCAGTCATTCGCCTCCTAAGAATGGTATTCGTCGAGTACCTCCAATACATTTAGTAGGACTCGTTTAGCCGCATTACGTTGCTCCCAGTTCCATTCAGGATACCAACTCTTGTTATGTACTCCATCAATTATCTTATTGACTCTAGAGGTCATGTGGACTTTATCTATACGGCCATTCATAATGTATGTTAGCATGTAACTCTATTTAATGTCAAGACAAAAAAAGGAGGGTCTTATGACCCTCCTTAGTGTTCAAACTGTAACCTAGTAGGATTACATGAGGTTCGCAACGCGGACCCTTCTGTAATACTGGTTCTTGTTGTGGGTCAATGCTTCTGCATCTGGTGTTCCTGTTCC